GTTCAAGATATAAATTTCATGCAAAAGAATTACATCCAGATATGCTTAATGGTGATGCTGTAAAGTTTAATACTATGGCTGAGCAATACTATAAAGCTAAATTGAGATTTTAAAAGTGACAAAATTAACATATAAAGAATTCTATATTGACAAATCAGAGGTTAATAAATCTTGATCCCAAATATTACGTATGATGAATTTTATAGTAATGATCAGGCTAAACGTGAGAATGTTGCAATAAAAGAGCTTATTCAAGGAATTGATGGTTATATAATAGATATTGGATCAGGAACTGGTTTAGGATTTGAATTAGCAGATAGGATTACGTATTTAGGAATTGAGGAGATCGAAGAAAGAGTACAGATTTCAAAGAAGAAGTTTAACCATCATAGTTTCGTTCAAGGTAATGCAAAAGATATATTAGAGATGCTTGTTTATGTTAATAATGTAATTAGTCTATTTAGCATTGAATACATGGATTTGAGTGTAATTGATTTAATAATGTCTAAAATGAAAGGCACAATGATCATAATTCACTATAATGAACCATATTTAGTAGGAAGTTCAAGCGAATATGCAAAAAGAGGAAAGGATCTGTTTGATTTTAAGCATAAACAGGCTAAAATGCAACTCAAAAAAAAGTTAAAGCAATATGGTGCTGTAACTACCAAATTATTAGGACAGGAGTATTATTACGTATCTGTTCTAACCAGTAAAAACCAATAAAAGACTACACAGGGGATATATATGACCAAAGTATCAATGAAAAAATTCAGAAAAGCACTCATAAAAAGTTATGGGATTATGTCCACAGTTGCAAAACGGCTCAATGTTGATAGGAGTACAGTTTACGATTTTATGAACAAACACCCCGAATTGAAAGAGGAACGAATCCGGGAAAGGGATAAAATCATTGATCATGCTGAAGTTGAATTATTCAAGAAAATAGCTGGTGGAGAATGGGAGCCTATCAAATTTGCATTACAACATCTCGGAAAGTCCAGGGGCTATGTTGCCAAACAACAAATTGAAGCAAATATTATTGGTGCTGAATTAACTGCAAATGACTTTAAGAAAAGTTATGATGAAATGAAAGAACAAGAAGAAATTGAATCTAAAGAAAGCGATACAAACTAAGAATGTAAAATTACTCTGTAAATTCCTGTTTAAGGTTGATTTAGTTGCTGGTCAGATTGATATTGTAAGAAGAATTGCTTACGGTGAAAACAAAAGGCTTTCTATTTCTGCCATGACAAGGTATGGTAAATCTTATTGTGTAGCCATAGGTATCGGTCTTTATATCTTATTCAACAAAAACAAGCGAATCGCTATTATTGCACCGACAGGTGATCAAACAAAGATTCTTAGGAATTATTTATCCGAGATGGTTTTAAGCAATACTATTCTTTCAAATTTAGCTGATTTGGATGGCGTAGGTACTCATAGATTAAAGCGAGAGGCTTCAAGCAATCGTTTAACGTTCAAGAATGGTTGTGAATATCAAGTCTTTTCAGCTCATGGAGATGCAAATAGCCTGATGGGTTGGGGTGCTGATGTGGTGATAAAGGATGAAGCCTGTCTAATCACCCGAGTTGCAAATACAAAAATTATGCGAATGCTTGGAGATGATCCAGAAAACTCTATTCTAATTGAGCTTTACAACCCTTGGGAAAGGGATAATCCAGCTTTTGAGCATACCTTAGACCCTGATTTCCACGTAATTCATATTGGATGGGAACAGGCAATGCGAGAGGGTCGGACAACACTTAAATTTATTACTTCACAGCGTAAGGACCTAACACCACTAGAATTTGTGGTTCTTTACGATTCAGATTTCCCCGAACAGGGTGAGGATAGTTTATTCGCAATTGATTGGATAACTGCTGCAGAGAAATTAACTTTCGGCTTCCAAGCTAAATTGAATGAGGTTTTGAAAATGTATAAAGATGTAAAATCCGAAGTACATAATCTATCTGAAAGCCAATATCATAAAAAATTGAAACCAATAAAAGAGGAATTGAGTAAATTCACTAAAGTAGTTTCATGTGATCCAGCCGAAAAGGGACTTGATGAGACAGTTTCATTTTGGGGGATTAAGTACGAAAACAACATAGAAGTAATTGGCACATGGAATCAGGCAAGAAGTGATCCGATGAAAGTTGTTGGTAAGATTGTCGATATTGCTTTAAACTTCATAGAACCAGAGATTAAAGGTCGTATTCATTGGGACAGGATCGGAATCGGTTCAGGCCCTTTGAGTCGATGCAAAGAAGTAATTCGAGAAAAAGGACGAAAGAACATCAAAGTTCTTGGTTGTCATTTTGGTGAAAGTGCTATGAAGAAAGATATATTTCACAATAAAAAAGCAGAGAATTACTTTAGATTGGCTGATATGATGCGAAATAATATGATTGCAATACCTGTTGAACTCAAATTAAGAAATCAATTAATTGCTGAAAAGTGGGATAGGACCAGCTCAAATAGAAAGATTGTAATTGATCCAAAGGATAATTCTCCTGATTGGGGAGATGGATTAGTCTATTTAGCATGGGAAGACAAGATCGGAATGAAGTTTGGATTTGCTTAAATCTAAATAGCGTCCATTTTGCCCTTCTTTAAAGAACTTACGATGGACAAAATTCTTCTTTTCCAAATCGGAGAGTATTTTAAATTATGCTTGAACCTAAAAAACCTTAAATAGTAATTAGATGATAGATAATATATATCTTAATTACTCACTGATTCCCTTATTCCAATATTCCCATTCATGGCATCTATACTAAACTGGTTCAAAAACCAAAAAAATGTTATTGTTGTAAATTCACTAGAAGAAACAACAAGGGACGGTATCAACAAAGCTTATATTCCTAAGTTTCTATACAAACCACCTTATGGTTATCCGAGATTTGCTAATATGCCGTATATTAGACACTTGGCAAAAACTCCGTATGTTGAGATGTGTATTAAAACAATAATTGACAATCTAACTGCTATTGATTGGGACATTATGCCAACAAAAGGTCTTGAAGATCAAGACGATGAGGGTGAGCGAGATCATATTAAAAATTTCTTTTTGAATCCGAATACTAATAAAGAGTCATTTGAGCAAGTATTTATTGAGATGCCAGTCCGAGACTTGCTTGAAGTTAATAGTGGAGTTCTAAATAAAGTATATAATATGCGTGAAGTTATGGTTGAAATTGTTGCAAGAGATGGTGCTACATTTACTAAAAACCCAGATATTCATGGAATGTACACGAATAGAGATGATATTATTATGCCTAGCAGTATTATTGAAGGTGCAGGAGTTCAGTTATTAAATCCATATACAGAAATTGGTGCTACTGATGCAAGAGAAAGAGCTGCATATTTTCAATATGGCTGGGTATCTGGTCCAATTCCAATTCCTTTTGGTAGAGATGAAATAATTTGGATTGAATCTATGAAAAGAACTGATGACCATTATGGTTGGAGTCCTGTTCAAACTTTGGCAAATGCCTTGCAGATGCTTGTTTATTCAGTGGAAAGTGACTTAGAATATTTTAATGATAATAATATTCCGAAAGGGATAATTGGCTTAGATGAATCTGATGCAGACGAAGTTGATGCGTTTAAAGAACAATGGAATGAATCCCAGTATAAAGAAGATGAATTTGGTGGTCTTAAAAAGATGATGAATAAAGTGCCTATTGTTAATAAGACACCTACATTCACCCGAATTGAGTTTTCTGCAAGTGAGATGCAAATCATTGAAAAGCAAAAATGGTACACTAAAATGGTATGGGCTTGTTTTGGAGTTACACCAGTTGAGCTTGGATATACTGATGATTCAAGTGGTAGTGCAAACCAAATTGTTCAAAGTAAGATATTTAGAAAGAAGGCTATTAATCCAATATTAAGAAAACTTGAAACAATGTATAATATGCAGATAGTTAATGAGTTTGGATATTATGGAGAAATTACAACCAAATCTGGAAAAATAATTAGAAAGCCAAAATATGAGATTATATTTAAGAAATTTGATGTTGACGAAGAAAGACAAAAGGCTGAATTATACAAAATCCAGACAGAAGTGTTTAGAACTGTTAATGAAGTTAGAGCAGACGAAGGTCTTGATCCAATTGATGGTGGAGATGAAGCACCAAAAAAGAATAATGCACAGAATAATTTTACTTTTGGAAATCAAAATGATTCTTCTCAAAATAGAAATACTGCTACAAACGAAGATGATGACAAAGTTGCTGGTGAAAATGGAAATGTTGATGAAAACCCAGAAAATGATTCTAGGAATACAAAAGAACCAAATTCAAAAGACCTTAGTAATGATGAAATAAAGAAGATTGACGAAGTAATAGATTATATGGAATCCAGATTTAATGTTGATAAGAAAGATTATCCATTAGGGAATCCATTATTATTGGGTGAGAATGAAAGACCAACATCTCCTAAAGTTCTTGAAGATGCAATCAAATTTGTTCTAAGTAATAATGAAAAAGATTTAAATAAACTTGTAGCAGAAGCAACCAAACCAGATATAATTGGAGATATTAAAGATTTCAGTGGTATAATTGGAAAAATGAAAGTTTTATTCAGTCTTGCTTCTTTGAAAGCAATTACCACTGCAATAATTAATAATAATTATATGAAAGGTTTTGAAGAAGCAGAAGTTGAGATTCAAATGAATATGGTTCCAGATCGTGCTGCAATGGATTTTATTGCAGATTATACTTTTGATAATATAAAAGACATGAATGAGCAAAACATTAAAAGTCTAAGACAAGTCTTGCAACGTGGATTTATGGATGGTAAGGGTGCAAAGGAGATTCAAAAGGATATTTCAAAAGTGTTTGATATTAGTGAGAATAGAGCTTTAGCAATTGCTAGAACTGAAACACAAAGAGCATTGGGAACTGGAAAGCTTCATGGCTATATGAAAAGTGGTTTAAAGGTAAAGAAATATATTTCAGTGCATATTGATGACAGGACTTCTGGTTTATGTAGAGATTTAAATAAGAAGTATGGAAATGAAGATCAGGCTATTCCAATTGAAGATCGGTTTAATTTTGATGGTGATGAGTGGATGACTAACCCTTTCCATGTGAATTGTCGTAGTTCTGTATTGTATGAATTTGATGAATAAGTACATACTGTTACATTAAAAACGCCCTCTTAGTCCCATTTGAGGGCAATTATTCTTTCTTTTTCTAAAAGTGTTACATGACGGAACATATTTTGCTACTAATTTGGTAGACATTAGTAGTTTTTACTAGAGTCTCAAAAACCTTAAATAGATTCCAGTATATATTATATTATATGGCTAATGACAAAGCAATTAAACCGTTTGTTTTTTACAGTGATAAATTAGAATATAAGAGTTTTGTTAATGAGAAAGGAGATAAAGAATATCATGTTGGTGGTCATTCTTCAACTGATGATCTTGATCTAGTGAATGATATAATGACTCAAGACTGTCAGGAAAGCATGAATAATCAATTTGCTATGCGAAGTATAAAACTAGATTTTGAACATGAAACCCTACGAGGGCGAAGTATTCTTGACACCGAAGCAAATAAAACAAAAATTGTTCTAGGAAAAGCTATAAAAAATAAAAAAGACTCAGTTGGCCTATATGTTGATTGGAAATTAAACCCTACTTGGAAACGATTCGATTCAAAAGGAAATGTTACAATGACCTTTGAAGAGCTTTGGCAAAATGTAGAGGATGAGTTCTATGATGCTTTCAGTGTTGCTTTTGTACCGACAAAAGTTAGATACGTAGAAAAGAATGGAGTCGAGATTCGATTGTTGGATGATGTTAATTTGCTAAATGTGGCTTTGACTGGAAACCCTATCAATCCAAATGCTGGAATTAGATCAGTTATGGCTAAAAGTCTCGAATTTATGAAATCAGAAGAATCCAATGATCCAAATGATATGGAGTTAATTGAGATCAAAAGTAAAGTTGATAAGATAAATATAGACTTATCAGAATTAAAAAGTAAAATGGAGTGTAACTCAATGGTATATAAAAAAGACAACCCAAAACCAGATGAAACTCAACCTGCAGATGTGAAAGCTGATGTAAAAGTTGATGAGAAATCTAATGATACAACTGCAAGTGATCTTTCAGAAATTAAATCAATGCTGAAAGGATTTGGAGATGAGATTAAAAGTTTAAAAGACGAAAATGCAGAATTAAAGGCTATTGTAAATAAACCACTACAAAAGTCAAAAGGTGCTGAAACACAAGAAGCTAAAGGAAATGCAGAACTTGAAGAAAAAAGTTATGTAGGACCATTAGATTCAATTTGAGGATTATAAAATGGAAGTAGGAACAAAATCAATTGCTGGTGGATTTGATGATTCAGGAGCATACCAAGTAGCTTTCGGAAAGATGAATGATAGAACTATGTATGTAAATACATGGCAAAAATCTGATGCTAGAGAGCAATTAAATAAAATAATGAAAAAAGGACTGTTATCTTTACAAAAGAAAGCATTAAGTCCAACTACTGGTGGTGCTGGAACTGCAGGTTATGCTTTAGTACCAATTTATGTTGATCCACGTTTAGTCGATGTTTCAAGAAAATACACTCCTTTAGTAGAATTAATTCCAAGAGTTTCAAATATGGGATTGACTGCTGATTATAGCATTATCACTGCAAAGGGAGATGCTTATACTGCAGGTGCAGATGGAGCTTTACCAGATGTTGATGATAGTTACGAAAGAGGATCAGTTTCAATTAAATTCTTATATGCCGTTGGCCGAGTATTAGGTCCGATGCAAGCTGCGATGCCTTCTTATATGATTGAAGGGTTTAATCCGAATGGTTCTGGAATGGGACAAGGAAACTTTTCACCTGTTGGAGCACCAAATGCAAAACAAACTGATGTTCTATTAAAAGCAAGAGCTTTGAAAGAATTAGAAGAAAACTTAATTTTAAATGGTGATGCTGATACAACTGCAACACAATTTTCAGGAATCGTAAAATTACAAGCAACAACTAACCAAAGAGATTTAGCTAGTGCACCATTAACTTGGTTAGACGTAGAAAAATCTGTTCAGGATGCTTTTGATGATGGTGGACGACCAAAAATCGCTGTTGCATCTTCAAGTGTAGTAGTTGATCTTAGACAGATTATGATTGATATGTTTAGAATTGCACCTTCAACTGATTCATTACCTTTTGGAATCCCTACTGCGATTGGATTACAAACAATGTGTGGAGTAATTCCTTTAATTCCAAGTATGTTTTTAAGCAACGTATCTGGTGCAAAACAGATTTATTTCTTGGACACTGATTTCATTGAAATGAGAGTTTTACAAGATATGACTTATCAAGAATTAGCACAAACTAACGACAGCAAAAAGTATATGCTGAAAATTTACGAAGCCCTTACAATGAGAGCAACTCAATTTAACAGTTTCGTAGATAATATACAATAGAGGTTTAGAAAATGGCAGCGATATTAATCGGAGACTGTACAGTCTCACAACAACCACAAGTTGGTTGGAATGTTTATAAAATTGTAACACCAGCAACTGCTGATGATGCAGATACAATAGATGTAAGTTCAATAATTAGTGCAGATAAAGTTGTTTCTATGACTTGTCAAGGTGCAACTGATGGATGTTTACCAGTGGCTAGTATTACTACTGCAGGTGTTTTAACAATTCCAGGAGGTACAGACAACGAAGCTAGAACAATCCATGTAATGGGGGCCTTGTAATTTTTTTATTTTTTTATAAAAAAATAGGAGACTAAAAATGGGAAAAGGATTTAGAAACCCAAAGGGACCAGCGAGTCCACCATATAAAAATGGACCATACGAGTTTGACCAAGCTTTTGTTTTGAACAAACCAGTAATTGAAGGTTCTAATAGATATATTCTTACAGAAGAATTTCAAAAGTGTCCAGCTTTAAATGCGGTTGTAAATAGTGCTTTTTCAGATGCTGATGCTACTGCTGCAGCAAATGGTGTAATCACCGTTGCAAGTAATGCTGCAAATAAAGATTTTGAAATACTTGGAACTAATGCTGTGACTGCAAATTGTAAGTTTGGAACAACTGTTGGAGCAATTGAGTTATTAACTGCTGGTGCAGATAATGATCAAATGATTGTATGTCCACATCTTGATGTTAAACAATCAGCATGGACTGGTATTCCTTGGGGAACTGAAAATCAAACTCAATGGGAAGCAGTTATAAAAACAGATTCAGCAATATTGACCACTCTTTTATGGAATGGATTGAAACTGACTAATACACCAGTAATTGCAACTGACGATGATCAAGCTTTTTTTAGATTTAGTACAGATGAT